GACACCGACGCCCGCTCGTTCGCCGCCGTGGTCGACGCGCTCGGCAAGATGGTGCAGATGCTCGACGTGCCTCACGAGGCCGCGTGGGAGATGATCCCCGAGGTCACCGATCAGGACATCGCGCGTTGGCGCAAGATGGACCAGAACGGCGACGGCCTCGCCGCGCTCACGGCCGCGCTGACCAAACAGACGACGCTCGCCAAGGCCGCCACGACCGCCGTGGACACCGCCGAGGGCGTGAATCCGGGCGCACCGCCCGCGCCCGCCTCGACGCCTCCGCCGGCCCCGGCCGCCGGCAAGGCTAAGTGAGTACCGAGCTCGCCGCCGAACAGCTCACGGACGCCCACCGCGTCGCGCAAGCGAATATCGCGCTCGACGCGGTGGGCAAGCTGACGGCGGTTTCGAAAGTGCTCCTCAAGCCGGCCAACCTCGACAGCTACGCCGATTACATGCGCGCCATGACGGCCGTAATTGAGGCCGGCCGCGACACCTCGGCGCACATGGCCGCCACCTACTACGACACGATCCGTGATCTGTTCGGCGTCGAGGGCGGATACGACTCAATCGCTTGGGACGTAGCGCCAATCGAGCAGATCCAAACCTCGCTCCTCGTGACCGGCCCGATCCGGGTGAAACAGGCGCTCGCCAAGGGCGATTCCATGGAAATCGCCATGGAGAAAGCGCTCCTCGCCTCGGCCGGCGCGACCACGCGCCTGATCGCCGACGCCGGCCGCGACACCGTCCGCGAGAACGTCCACCGCGACTCTCGCTCGGTCGGATACCTGCGAGTGACCGATGGTCACCCGTGCTCATTCTGCGAAATGCTCGCCGGCCGAGGTGCGGTCTACAAGTCCGAGTACACCGCCGGCCGTGGCGCGCACGACCCGTATCACGACCACTGTCTGTGTACGGTTCAGCCCGTTTTCTTCAAACACCCCTCGCGCGAGAAACGCCCGAGGCACGGTCGCTAGGAACGAATCACCTTGGCTTACAGCGCCGAATCGCATACCAACGTCCTCCCGTACGACGCGACTATCTCGCTCAGTTCGGGGACCAATCTCGAATTCACGGTCGACCTCTACAACCCCGATGGGTCGCCGCTGTCCGAGGCCGACCGGGACGCCGTCTTTCAGACGTTCCTTACCAACGTCGCCGGTATCGCCGGCGTCACCGTCGTAAGCGCCACCAAGCGCGGGCAGTACGCCGCGACCGTCACCCCGTAACACCAACCTCCGCGCGCTGGCAGGTCTAGCGCGCGACCACGTCCAGGAGACGCCAGCACATGACCGACACCGCCCCCGCCGCCGAGCCCGGCTCGGCCCCCACTGACGCACCGGCCGCCACGCCCAACGTTGCGCCCGAAACGCCGCCGTGGGGCGACGACTTCGACCCCGCCCGCGCGTGGAATCTGGTCCAGAACCTCCGCGCCGACAAGGAGAAGTTGACCGGGAAGGTCACCGATTTCGAGAAGGCAGCGCAGGACGCCGCCGACGCCAAGAAGTCCGACCTTGAGCGCGCCCTCGCGCGCGCAGAGAAGGCGGAAAAGGCCATCGCGGACCGCGAGGCCGCCGCAAAGCGCACTGCCGTGCTCGAAAAGCACGGCCTGAGCGCAGACGACGCCGCATTCCTCGCGGGCGTCTCCGATGACGACTTGGACGCGCGCGCGCAGGCGCTCGCCGCCCGTTTCGGCGTCGGCCAGTCCAAGCCGGACGCCGCCGAGGCGATCCCCGGCAAGCCAACCCCCAAGCTCACCGCCGGCCACGCGTCCAGTGACGCGCCCGACGCATTCGACCCGCTGGCGCTCGCGGAAAAGGTCCACAAGCGCCTCATCTGAAAGGCCTTAGGTCTCCATGACCAACACTTTCAAGACAATCCTGGCCGACAACCTGTCGGCCACCGCGTCCGCGCTGGTGTCCAAGGACATGAGCATTGCGGGCATCGTCAACCGCTCGTGGTCGGCCGACTTCGCCGGCAAGCGAGGCGCGACCGTCAACGTCCGGATTCCGGCCGTGCTCCAGGCGTCTCAGCGTGCCCTCGACGCGTCCACCGCGCTGACCGTGGCGAACCTCGCCGAGACCACGCAGCCGGTCGCCCTGACGACCAACATCTACTCGGCCGTGGCGCTGTCCGACGAGGACCTGACGCTCCGGATCGAGGACGGTGTCTCGCAGGTGCTCGCGCCGCAGACCCTCGCCATCGCCGAGGCCGTCGAAAACATCGTCGTGGCCAAGCTCCAGAGCGTCACCGAGACCGCCGCGCTCGATTCGATCTACACGCAGGGCACCGTGGGTACCCTCATGCCGCTGTTCCTGCTCGCGCGCAAGACCCTGCGCGACATGAGCGCGCCGTCCACCGGCCTCTACGCGGCCGTGGGTACCAGCGTCTATCAGGACGTGCTCGCCCAGGTCGCCGCTGTCGGCGCCGAGGGCGGGGCGGACCCGTTCGCCAACACCGGCGCGGCCCGGATCGCCGGCTTCAACGTGATCGAGTCCAACCGGCTCGCTCCGACCGAGGCGATTTTCTTCCACCGCGACTCGATCACGCTGGCGCTGCGTGCGCCGGTGATCCCGCAGGGCGTGCCCTACGGCGCCTCGATCCAGGCCGCCGGCGGCGTCCCGGTCCGGCTGATCCGCGACTACGACGCGCAGGCGCTCGGGGACCGTCAGATCCTCAACGTCTACGCGGGCGTGGCGCTGATGAACACTCAGGTCAGCTCGACCGGTACCCCGGTCAACTTCGTCCTGCGCGTGAACGACGGCGCCGGCGTCTAATCAGTCACGCCCAACGTAGGGCGTAGGTGGGGTCGCTGTCCTCGGACGGCGGCCCCGGCCGCCCTCAACCGAAAGGAACGGAATGGCCGCCAACACCGGCACTCAGGCCGAGGTGGTGCGCGCGCTGCTCGAACTCAAGCGCGCTTTCATCGCCGGCGGGCCGGCGAGCATCACGGCCGCCCGCGCCGCGCTGACCGCCGCCCTCGCCGCATACGACGCGTAACCCGAGAGGCGCCCGATGACTGCCCTACCTCCGCTTGCGACGATCGCCGACCTTGAGACCCGCCTCGGCCTGGCCGAGGGCGCCCTCGTTGACGCCGACCTCGCCCGCGCGACGGCCGCCATCGCGGACGCCTCCGAGCTCGTCCGCGTCGAGGGCCGCGTGCCGTGGGTCGACGCCACCGGCGCCCCGACCGCCCCGCCGGCCGTCGTGGTCGTTGTGCTCCAAGTCGCCATGCGCGTCTACAACAACCCGAACGGCTACTCGTCCGAGACCGTGTCGGCGGATGGCGCGACCTACAGCAACAGCAACAACCAACAGGCGCTCGGTATCTACCTGACCGCCGACGAGTTGCGCACCGTCCAGGCCGCCGCCGACCTCGCCAACCTCGGTACCGGCCCGCGCGCATGGCGCGGCACCGGCTCGATTCTCACGCCCAAGCCCGACGTGCGCGGCCTGCCCGGCGGCACGTGGCCCTACTGGACGTGGCGCCCGTGAAATTCCCTGACGACGTCACGATCCTGCGCGCGAGCGCGCCCGACGCGTACGGCAACCCCGCCGCCGCCGGCTGGTCTGCGACCGGCCCGGCCGGCAAGGGCGCCGTACTGGGCACGTCCTCGCTCTTTCTGCCCGCCGCCGCCGACATCCGTGCGCTCGACCGCGTCAGCGTTCACGGCGGGCTCTACGCGGTCAAGGGCTTGCCGATTCCGCTCGGACCGCCCGGTACGCGCGTCATGTGGGCCGTCACGCTCGAACGTCTCCCGGACGGTGCGTGATGGCCGCCGGTGAGGTCAAGCTCGACCACGCGGGTATCGCGGCCCTGATCAAGACGCCGGCGTTCCACGCGGTCGTGAACGAGGCCGCCGCCGCCGTTCAGTCCGCCGCGCGCGAGCTGGTCGGCGACACGCCGGTTCCGGTCCACGAATTCACCACCGACCGCGCCGCCGCGTCCGTGTCCGTCCTCGCCCCCATGCAAGCCAAGCACGGCGCCTTGACCAAGGCCGCCGCAAACGTCGGTCTGGAGGTGAAGAGCAAAGCATGAGCGACGTCCTATGGACTTTTGGCGACCCGCTCATCGGTACTCTCGCCGTCCTGCGCGCCGCTACGGCCCCGGGAGGCGCCGCGCCTACCTGGGGCACCCTCGACCCCGATACGGCCGCCACGGGCGGCCCTGGGCTGCCGCACGGCGTCATTGCGGCCGATGGCGAGTCGTCCTCGACGAACGCCGATGCCACGGCGACCGTGCGTGTGACCATCTGGGCCAACTCGCCGGCCGAGGCGCGCGCGCTCGCCGCGTGGGCGCGGGCCGTGCTGCTCGCCTCGCACGGCGACGGCGCCACCGTGCGCCACTACGGCCGGTCGACCGGCCTACTTCCGACCACCGACCCGAGCACCGGATACCCGCTCTGCTCGTTCACCGTAGCGGCTCGTCTGCTACCTGTTTCGATCTAGGAGGGCGCCGTGAGTGGCGACCTGACGAATACCGCACTGTGGCAGAACGCTGATGTCTACATCGGCCCGTCCGGCACCCCCGGCCCCACCGACGTCTCCACCGCGTGGGCGTCCGGGTGGGACGCGGTCGGCCTGCTCGACGGCGACAAGGGGTTCACCGAGTCGCGCGCGGACAGCTCGAACGATTTCTACGCGTGGGGCGGAATCCTCGTCCGCACGACCAAGAGCAAGCAGAAGCGTTCCATCAAGTTCGTTGCCCTCGAAGACAACGACATCGTGTTCAACCTGATCAACCCCGGCTCGACGCGCACCACGGCGGCCGGCCTGACGACCTCGACGGTAGCCGTCCCGGTCGGGGCCGAGTTCGCCATCGGTTTCGAGGTGCGCGACGGCGACAAGGTCCGGCGCCGCTCGGCCCTGCGCGCCACGGTCGACGCCGTGGGCGACGTGGTCGACTCCGAGGGCGCGCTCGTCGCGTACGAGGTCACCGTGATCATCTACCCGGACGCTGACGGCACGCTCTACACCGACATTGCCGGCACCCTCAGCGCCGGCTGATAGCCAGTCACGCCCAACGTAGGGCGTGCCGAGACCAGAGCTCGGAGCGCGGCCGTGGGAAGCGCGCTCCGAGCTCTCACCTTCCCGCATCCCCTTTCCACCTCAGTCCGTGGAGGACAACCCCATGCCTACCGCCCGCAAGCCCGCCGCCAAGTCCGAGGCCATCGGTTCCGTCCTCGTCGTCGAGTACGACGGCGAGACCTACGCCATTCCGTCCACGAACGATTGGGACGTCGAGGCGCTGGAAGCGTTCGAGGCCGGCCGTGTCGTCGCCCTCGTGACGGCCCTGCTCGGCGAGGAGCAGTGGGCCAAGTTCAAGGCCCCGGGCCGCAAGGTCTCCGAGCTCGCCGAGCTGTTCAAGGCCATCGAGACCGCCACGGTCGGCCGGGGAAACTGACCGGGCTTGCCGGCGCCCTGCGAGATCACCCCGAGGCCCTTGAGGCCGACTTTCAGCGCTTCTACGGCGTCGACCTCGGTGATCTCTGGCGCGGCAAGCTCTCCATCCGCCGAGCGGCCGTCCTGCTCCATCACCTTCCGGTCGGGAGCGCCGTTTGGGCCGCTCAGTCCAAGGTCCCCTACGGCTGGTCGCTCGCCGAAATTCTGCTCGCCGACGTGTTCCACGCGCTGACCGGCGAGGCCCATCCGCTGCATCCGCGCAGCGGCACCGAGGCCACGGCCGCCGCGCAGGCCGACACCATCGCACGGCTCAAGGCCCAACGCGCGCGCCTCACGGCGGACCAGGCCGCCGAGTCCACCTAGGAGGCACGCGTGGCAAACGTCGGCTACGCCACAATTTCGATCATCCCTGATCTCAAGGGGTTTCAGTCCAAGCTGAACACCGGGGTCGAGGAGGCCTCGGTCTCCGCCGGCCGCGAGGGCGGTAGCGGCCTCGGCTCGTCGCTCCTGGGCACGCTCGGCGGGCTCGGAATCGGCCTCGCGGTCAGTAAGTCGCTCGACATCGGTAAGGCCGTCCTCGACTTCGACAGCGGCATTCAGCAGTCCACCACGGCCCTAACGACGCTGCTGCACAGCGCGCCGGCCGCGAATGCCCTCGTCACTCAGCTGGAAAACCTCGCCCAAGCGTCGAGCCTGCTCGACACCGGCCAGGCCGTCCACCTCGGTCAGGTGCTCCTCGGTATGGGCGTGCCCACCAAGGACGTCACGACCGACATGCAGGCACTCGCCGACGCCACGGCGGGTGTCGGCGGCACGCCGGACACGCTCAACAGCCTGTCTCTGGCGTGGGGTCAGATGGCCGCCAAGGGCAAGATCCAGTCTGACGAGATCTTGCAGATGACCGAGCAGGGCGTGCCCGCTCTGCAACTGCTCGCCAAGGCGTACGGCGTGCCCACGGCGACCATGCAGGCGATGATCTCCAAGGGTCAGGTGCTCTCGTCCGACGCCCTGCCCAAGCTCCGCGCGGAGATCGAAAAGAACTTCGGCGGCGCCGACGCCGCAGCCGGCGCACAGTCCATCGGTGGCGCGTTCGACCGGATTAAGGAGGCCGCCCTCGGCCTCGCCGGCTCGGCCGCCATGCCGCTCATCAAGGGTCTGACGCCGATCATCGCCAAGATGGCTGACGCCATGGGCTCGCCGAAGGTACAGGCGTTCGTCGACTCGATCGGCCCCAAGCTGTCCGGCCTGTTCAGCGGCCTAGGCGGCGCCGGCGGCGTACTGAGCGGCGCGATGGACAAGCTCGGCCCCACGTTCGATCTGCTGATCCAGTCCGGCGAAAGCCTTTTCCAGACGCTTGAGCCGATCTATTCGCAGATCTTTTCCGTGTGGGAAAAGGATATCGGGCCGAACCTGATCCCGACGCTTCAAAAGCTCATGCTCGTGATCTCCGATGCCATGTCGACGCTGAGCGTGGTAATCGACGCGCTTTGGTCGCTATTCGGCCCGACACTGCTCGCCGCCATCGACACCACGTATAAGACAATCGTGGCGATCGTGAATGAGGCCTTTGACATTATCGAAGGCCTGTTCAAGATCATCCAGGGGCTCTTTACCGGCGACTGGTCGCTGCTCTGGGAGGGCGTTGAGCAGGTGTTCGGCGCCGTCTGGGACGCGATCAAGACCGTACTTTCCGCCGCCGTCGCTTTCATCGGCGAGGCGCTTTCCGCCGCTTGGATCGCCATTAAGGCGATTTTCGCCGGCGTGGCGAATTGGTTCGAGACCGAAGTGTTCGGCGCGGTCGAGCGACTGGCCAAGCTGTATTTCGACATGACCAAGGACGAGATAATCGGCGCGTGGACGGCCGCCAAGGCTGTTTGGGGCGCCGTGGCCGGATTCTTTTCCGGGCTCTGGGGAGACATCGAGGGCGGAGTTACCCACGCGTTCGACACCGTCAAGGGCGCGATCACCGGCGCTATCTCCTCGGCCAAGACGACCGTCTCGAACGACGTCAAGGACATCGTCGGATTCTTCACGGCGCTGCCCGGCGAGATCGGCGACCTCGGTTCCGAAATCGGAAACGAAATGGTCGCCGGCGTCAAGGCCATTTGGAACGACACCATCGGCGGTATGGGTTTCACGATGCCCTCATGGGTGCCCGTAATCGGCGGTAAGGGATTCCACATTCCCATGCTCGCCGAGGGCGGAATCCTCAGCGCGGCCACTCTCGCCGTCGTCGGCGAGGCCGGCCCCGAGGCCGTTGTGCCGCTGTCAAAGCTCGACGACATCGTGGCGCGCGCAATGACCCGCGCCGGCGGCGGCGGCCAAAAGGTCCTCAACTACTACGCCGCTCCGAATTCCAGCCTCGATAGCGAGGAGGACCTTTTCTCGGCGGCCTCGCGCGCAAGGATGGTGTGGTAAATGCCCAAGCTGACCCTTGAGTCAGATACGGACGTGTTCGACCTCGACGGGGTGTTCGGCTCTGGGCTCGGCGTCGTTGCGCTCGACGGTGTGAGCGGCGTCGGTCTACCGACCGTCGCCGTTCAGTGGGTCGACGGCGCCGGCGACGGCTCGGTGTGGCACGGCGAGCGCGTCGAGGCGCGCGACGTCGACCTACCGCTCTACATCGTCGCGCCCGACCGTGCCACGCTCCGTGCCACGACGACGCGCCTCGCTCGGATGCTCGCCGGCCCGATGACGTTCCGTTTCAACGAGGACGACGGCACCTCGTGGACGCTCGACGTCCGCCGTAGCGGCGGCGGTCAGATGGTTCTAGGCACCGACACGAACCGTGCCGTGACCGAGGCCAATACCGTCGTTAGCCTGCGCGCGGGCGATCCGTTCTGGACCTCGTCGGTCGTTCAACGGGCCACCATCACGGCCGTCACGGGCCGAGGACTGCTGAGTTACGACTCGGACGGCTCGGGCCCGAATCCGCGCGGTGGGTCGTCGCTTTCGTTCCTCCGCGTCTCGGCGTCGCAGACGCTCGGCGCGTTCACGATGGCCAACGACGGCGACGCGCCGGCCTACCCCACGTGGACCGTCACGGGCCCCGGTTCGAACCTCGTCGTGACGTCGTCCACGGGCGAGGCGTTCGCGTGGAACGGCACCCTTGCCGCCACGGACACGCTCGTCATCGACACCCGTAAGGCCACCGTGACGGACCAGACGGGCGCCTCACGGTACGCCTCGCTCGGGCCGGCGCCTCGTCTGTGGCGCGTTCAGCCCGGCGTCACAACGGCGAATGTCGCCCTTACCGGCTCATCCTCGGCAACGACCATCGTGGCCGAGTGGCAACCTAGGAGATGGACGGTCGTCTAAATGTTTGAGTTCACGGTCGAGGTAAGAGATATCACCCTCGCTCGCGTCGGTCAGATTCTCCCCGAAGACCTGAACTTGACCGTCAGTGAGCTATTCAACAATGTTGGCTCTTGGACTCTCGTTCTCGCCAATGGTCACCCGATGGTGCCCGTGCTCCGGACTCCGGGCGCGGGCATCATCATTACCCGCGTCGACACCGGCGCCGTATTGACGTCCGGCCCGGTCGATAGTCCCACCCTCGACGTCTCGGCGACCTCGCCCGGCGGAACGGTCACATTCACCGGTGTTACCGATTCCGTCATTCTCTCGGACCGCCTCGCCTACCCGGACCCGACTACGCCGAACGCCGCCGCGCAGAGTGTCGCCAACGACACCCGCACCGGCACGGCGGAAGACCTGATGTACGCCTACGTAGATCAGAACATCGGCCCGTCCGCGATGGCCCCCAACTTCCTGACCGGCGATACCGCCCTGTTCGATGCCAGCAACGGCACGTGGATCAGCGTTGCGAACGCCACTCACGCCGTCGTCACGACGCCCGTGCACACCGGCACCGGCGCCATGTCCGTCACCTCGACCACGACGACCGGCCTGCCCGTGCAGGTGGGCCACGTGGCGAGCGCGAGCATCACGACGGCCGGTATGCCCTGCGCACCGGGCGACCAGATCATTCCGAAGGTGTGGACGCGCGCCGCGACCACGGCCCGCGCCGTGTCCGCCGGCGCCGAGTTCTTCACCTCCGCCGGTACCTCGCTCGGCATCGTCCTTGCGCCCTCGGTGACCAACAGCACGACCGCATACGTCCAGTCGGCCGGCGTCGTGACCGCCCCGACCGGCGCGGCGTATTGCCGGCTGATCGTCTCGATTGCCGGAACCGCAAACGGCGAGGTCCATTACGTGGATGACGCCGGCCTCCGCAACGGGTACGGCCGCCGCGATACGCGCATTACGCTCGGTACGAACGGGCACCGAGGCGCCACGCTGACCAAGGCGCCTAGGTTTCAGGTGCTCGGCGCGCTGCTCGACGAGATCGGCACCGGCGCCGACTACCCGACCGGCACCGGCCGACAGCTCGGTTTCCGTGTCGTGCAGGCCGGTTCCGCGCTCCAGTTCCAGACCTACCCGACCAACGACCACTCGGCCGCCGTCCGGTTCGACGTCGACAACGGCACCTTGGCCTCGTCCAAGGTCGCCACGGCCGCGCCCACCGTCACGCGCGCCATCGTCGCCGGCGGCGGCGACGGTACCGACCGGGTCGTGGTCGAGGTCGACAGCACGGCCGGCCTCGCCGCCGAGACCGCGTGGGGCCGGCGTATCGAGGACTTCATCGACCAGCGCCAGACCAGCGACATCGACCAGTTGACGCAGGCCGGCAACGACGCATTGGCGGCCGGCGGGCTCTCGCAGTACTCCATGCAGATCACGCCCGCCGACGATACGACGTGGGTGTACGGCGTCGATTACAGCCTCGGCGACACCGTGACCGTCGTGATCCGCACCGGCGGCACGAACGCTCTCGGCGCCACCGAGCTCGCCACGATGGTCACCGGGTGGGTTCTCAAGGCCGACTCGTCCGGCTACCGGTTCGGCGCGACCCTCGGTCAGCCGGCCGGCGACCAGCTCGCCGAGTTCTCCTCGCGCCTGTCCAATCTGGAGACCGCCGACACCGGCGGCGGGCGCGTGATCCAACTGCCCGACAACGGGTTTGTGGAATCAGAACCCCTGACCTCGTATCCCGTGGGCGTCTCCATGATGGGGCTGAACACCGGTAGCGGCTGGAGTGTGAACTCCGGCTACGGCGAGGTGGTGACCTACTACCTCAACACCAGCCGCGCCTATCAGATCTTCCACGCCAACAGCGTCAATGCCATGTGGACGCGCTACTACTACACGTCCACGTGGAGCCCGTGGGCGCAGATGACGACGGACAACCCGCTGATGTCCGGCGAGGTCAAGATCTTCGCTGGCAGCGCCGTACCGTCCGGCTGGCACGCGTGCGACGGCTCGGCAATCAGCCGCACCACGTACGCCGCGCTATTCGCCGTCATCGGCACGACCTACGGCGCCGGCGATGGCTCTACCACGTTCAACGTGCCGAACCTCAACGGCAAGGTGGCGGCCGGCCTCGACTCGACGCAAACCGAGTTCGCAACGCTGGGCAAGTCCGGCGGCGAAAAGACGCACACGCTGACCGGCTCCGAAATGCCGCAGCACCAACACACGATCTCGGTGGACACGACCAACGGCTACGCGGTCAACACCCCGCAGTCATTCACCAAGGGCGCGAGTTCGTACGTCGCGGGCACCGCCTCGGACCGCGTTGGTACGCAGACCGCGAGCACGTTCATCGGTCAGACCGGCGGCGGAACCGCGCACAACAACCTTCAGCCGTACCTAACGCTGCTGTACATCATCAAGCTTTGATCGAACGTGGAGTGTGCCCATATGGCCATCTCGTTTTACCCCTTCGAAAACGCCGACACGACCGAGACGCAGTACAGCACGCTTATGCGTGAGTTCCAGGAATCGGGCGTGTGCGACTCGGCGAACGGCGCCGGCCTCAAGGTCTCGGGCACCTCGACGACCCTCACGATTCAGCCCGGTACGGCGATCCTGCGCGGTTTCCAGGTAGTGAGCGACGCGACGTCGAGCGTGACCCTGACCGGCGCCGCATCCTCGACGCGTATCGACCTGGTCGTGGCGCGGCTCAATCCGACCGCCAACACGATCGGTTTCTTCGCCGTCGCCGGCACGCCCGGCTCGGGCGTCGCGCCGAGCCCGGCTCAGTCCCTCACGGACATATTCGAGATTCCCCTAGCGACCGCGTCCGTGGCGACCTCGGGCACGGTCACCGTGGCCGACGCGCGCAACTTCGTCGGTATGCGCGTGCGGGTGCACTCGAACGCCACCAAGCCGGCCGCGAGTGCGGTCCGCCTCGGTCAACTCTCCTTCAACTCCGACACCCTCGCCTATGAGTACAGCAACGGCTCGGCGTGGGTCACGCTCACGCCCACCTCGGTCGCTCAGGCCACCAAGTGGGGTCCGGGCTCGGGCTACTCGCTCATCGTCCAGACCGCCACGCCGGCCGTCGCCGCCAACACCATTTGGATCAAGCCGACCTCGTAAGGACCCGCCATGACATCCGCCACGTGGGACGGCTCAGTCATCGACAACGGCGACGTGTACATAACGGTCACGCTGGCGAGCCAATCTCAGTCCGGCAACACCTCGACGATTTCGTGGGCGTTCGGGTGGAACTTCCTCGGCTCGCCGACCGACCGCGAGCTGAACAACGGACTTGCCACCATCGACGGTGTGGCCCGCTACAACGTCTCGGGCCGCGTGCGCGACTACCCGTTGGGCAGCGACGGAATCCGCCGGTATCAGGTGGCCTCGGGCAGCTACACCATCGCGCACGACTCGGCCGGCAACCACACGGTGACCGCGAGCGGTCATCTTGAGGGAAATACCAACCTCTCGACGCTGAGCACCAAAAGCCTCGCCCTGCCGCGCATCCCCAAGGCGCCCGGCTCGCCGAGCACGCCGACGCTGTCCCTCACGGCCGCCTCGGGCGCGTCCTCGCGCGCCGTCAAGCTCTCGTGGTCGGCCCCGTCCGACAACGGTGGCTCGTCCATCACGGGCTACGTGGTCGAGCGCGCGACCTCGCCCGGCATGACGGCCAACGTCGTGACCTACTCGGTCACCGGCACGTCAACAACGATCACCGAGCCCGATTACGCCACCACGTACTACTACCGCGTGTCGGCTAAGAATGCGATCGGCACCAGTTCCTACGGGCCGGCGGCGAACATCACCACCGGCGCCGACGTACCAGCCGCTCCGACCATCGGCGCCGTCTCGGCCATCGGCCCCCTCGGTGCGACCGTCGCGTGGTCGGCCCCCTCGACCGACAACGGCTCGGCCGTAACGAGTTACACCGTCCATTGGTCGACCGACAGCACGTTTGCCGCCGGCGTCTCCTCGGCCACCGCCTCGGCCTCGCCGTACGCCATCACCGGCCTGACGCCGGCGACCACGTACTACGCCCAGGTGCAGGCCGTCAACGCGGTCGGCGCCGGCGCGTGGTCGAGCGCGGTCTCATTCCTGACCCTTCCGTCCGTGCACGTGCCCAATGCGGCCGGTACGGCGTGGGTCGACGCCATCGTTTACATGGCCTCCAACGGTGCGTGGACGCCCCAGCAAATCAAGACCCCTTCCGCAGATGGGACCACGTGGGTTTAACACCATGGACACCTCGATCATCGCCGCCCTCATCGCCGCCGGTACCGGCGTAGCCACCACTGTCCTCAGCATTCACCAGCGCAAGGAAACGCTCGTCGTGCGTGCCGAGGTCAAGAACAGCCACAAGACGAACCTACGCGAGGACGTCGACAAGGTGCTCGACAAGCTCGACGCCGTCATCGACGGCCAGGAGCGCCACGACGCCGAGATCTCCGGCCTCCGCGCAGACCTGCGCGTCGAGCGTCAGGAACGGCTCGCCCTCGCCGCCCGAGTGAAGGAAACCGCATGACCGATACAGGGCTCGACTACTCGTTCTCACACCCCGACCCCGACACCGCATGGAACGCCGGCTACCGGTTCGTCAGCCGGTATCTCTCGTGGCTGCCGAACGCCAAGGTCATCACGGCCGCCGAATATCAGGCGCTGCTCGCCAAGGGATTTCAGGTCTCCCTTAACTGGGAGTACGGCGCAAAGGACCAGCTCGACGGCGCGCCCTCGGGCAAGCTCCACGCCGCCGAGGCCGTTAAGCAGGCGCGTGCGCTGGGCTACCCGGCCGGCTCGACCATCTATTTCTCGGCTGACTTCGACGTCACCGAGGCGCAGCAGACGGCCGTAAACGCCTACATGCTCGCGGCCAAGGCCGTCGTGCACGCGGCCGGCTACCGCATCGGTATCTACGGCGGTTACTACGTCGTCAAGCGCGCCTTTGACTCGGGCGTGACGGACGACGGTTGGCAGACCTACGCATGGTCCGGCGGTCAGTGGGACGCGCGCGCCGAGATCCGCCAGGACCACAACGGCATCACGTGCGGCGGCGCCGCGTGCGACCACAACACCCGCGTGGGCACGACCTACCTCGCCGGCCGGCCAACCGCCGCGCCGTCGGCCCCGGTCAAGACGCCGGCCCCGCCCAAGGTGACGCCGGCGACCATCGCCCCGGGCGCCAAGTTCCCGCTTCCGGCCGATCAGTACTACGGCAACATTGGCGGCCCGGCCGCCTCGCACGGTGGCGGGCTCGCGGCCGACAAGCCGATCGTGGCCGCGATCCAAAAGGCCGTGGGCGCCTCGGTCGACGGACAGTTCGGCCCGGACACCATCGCCAAGGTCGAGGCCTGGCAGAAGTCCCACGGGCTCGCCGCAGACGGACAGGTCGGGCCGGCGACGTGGGCCAAGCTGTTCCCCGCGTCGGCCGCGCCCAAGGTCACCCCGGCCGCCATCGCCCCGGGCGCCAAGTTCCCGCTTCCGGCCGATCAGTACTACGGCCTCGCCACCGGCCCGGCCGCCTCGCACGGCGGGGCGGTCGCCAAGGACAAGCCGATCGTGGCCGCGATCCAAAAGGCCGTGGGCGCCTCGGTCGACGGCGATTTCGGCTCGGGCACCCTCGCCAAGGTCGAGGCGTGGCAGAAGTCCCACGGCCTGGCCGTAGACGGCCATGTCGGGCCGGCTACGTGGGCCAAGCTGTTCCCGGCCAAGCCCGCGCCTAAGGCCGCCGCCGTAGCCGCGCCGGCCGCCGCCGTGGTCCACGCGGTCGAGCTGGTTGCCGCACCGGCCGCACAGAGCGCCCCTGAGCCCTCGCCGGCCCCGGCGGCTACCGTCGCGCCGGCCCCGGTCGCCGCGCCCGCCAGCGTGCCCGCCACGGCCGCCGTGAGCGGCCACACGTCCCCCGACCCCGCCCCGGAAGGAGCATCCTCCGCCGTGTTCACCTCTGCCTACTGGCGTTACGTCGCCGAGCGCAGTTCCAAGACGTTCGTTCAGACGTTCGTTGCGCTGCTCGGCGTTGGCCAGACCAACATGATCTCGGTCAACTGGGGCAGCATGGCCGCCACCGCCGGCGGCGCCGCGCTGGTGTCCGTGCTCACCTCGATCAGCGTCCTGACCGGCTCGACCACGGCCGAGCCCACCGAGTAACCGCCAGTCGCGCCCAACGTTACGCCCCGCTATTGCGCCCGAGTGGCCCTTAGCGGGGCGTTTCTGGCTTGAATTGACGCCCCGTCACGTCCTACGATGGGCGCATGTCTTCCAAACGTTCGGCCGAGGCCGAGGTAATCCGCGTACTACGTGCGATTCGCTCGCTACCCGCCGACGACCGCGACCGGCGCACGTCGCTCCTGCGCGACCTCGGCGAGGCCACTGTGAGCCTGCGCGAGCACTTCCTTACCGCAGACGGCTCGCCCGACTGGGGCGGGCGTACCGGCGCCTACCGCGCCGCCATCGCCGAGCTCTACAGCGACGCCGGCTACAGCGCCGACGAGGCCAGGGCCACCCAGAAACTCGCCCGCTACCACATCGCCAATACGCTCCGCGATCAACTCTCGCCCGAGGACATCGAGGCGATGGGCCAGCGCGCCGAGACGCCCCGCGAGCGCCAAGCCGAGATCCGCGAGCGCCAGGCCGCCATTGTGGCCGCCGCATCCGCCAACGCGGGTATGGGCGTCCCGCAGACGGCCGAGGAGCGCGTGGCGTACTTCCGGGGTGTCTTGGCCACCCTCAACGAGTTGCGGCCCCTCACGCCCGAGCAGCGGGCGCAGCCCGGCTACGCCGAGCACTACGCCGCCGCCAAGCGGCTACTTGAGCAGGTGGTCACCCGCGCCGAGCAGATCATCCGGACATGGCCATTGCCCTCGGGCGAGGTCGCCGCCACCGAGTGAGGGCCGCAACAGGGTCGCAGGGTCGCAAACGCAGGGCCGCAGGGTCGCAAACAAAGCGACTTTGCGGCCCTCACTTTTTGGGCAACTCGGACAAAGCAAGGGTCGTGATGTCCGTCTTTGCCCGCGTCCGGAATGGTTTGGAGGGTCGCAAGGGTCGCAAGGGTCGCAAAAATCGTTCGGCTGTCCGCCCGCCGTCCGCCGCCGCCTCCCTTCCTCTCTTTCATTTCGGACATTACTACTCTTTCTATCTCTTTCTTTACTTTAACTACTACTACTGAAATCTGCTGCGCCTGCCTGACCTGGGGTTTTACTGACCGGGTGCCTTCCCCCCCGCGAGAGTTTTGCGACCCTGACCGACCCTGTTTTTGCGCCCCTCGTGCGACCCTGACCGACCCTGTTTCCCCCCGCTCCACACGTATCCCGTGCAACCGACCGCCCCGCACGGGAAGGCAACACCAGAACATGACGACCCCCAAGGTCCGCACGCTCACCCGAGGCTCCTCGCGCTACTACGTCCACCCCGACACCGGCGCCAAGATTCCCGGCGTTACCAGCGTCCTCGGGATGCTCCCCAAGCCCTTCCTTCAGCACTGGACCGGCAAGGTCGTGGCCGAGTACGCCATCGATCACCTCGGCGACATGGTCAACATCGTGTTGCGAGGCGACCGACAGGGCGCCATCGACTACCTCAAGGGTGCGCCCCGCCGCACGACGGCCGCCGCCGCCGAGCTCGGTACGCTCGCACACGAGGCGTTCGAACAGCTCGCGGACGGCAAGGACCCCAAGGTCTCGCCCGACGTGCTTCCGTTCGCCGAGCTCTTCGCCCAGATGCTCAAGGACACCGGTCTCAGGATCGAGCGCCAGGAACAGACGGTGTACAGCGAGCAGTACGACTACGCCGGCTCGTTCGACGGCTGGGGCTACATCAACGATCGCCCCGTCGTGATCGACAACAAGACGACCCGCTCGGGCATTCACGCCGAGGTCGCCCTACAGCTCGCCGCGTACCGCTACAGCGACGTCATCTTGGGTCCGGACGGCACGACCGAGCCCACGCCTAAGGCCGAGGGCGGAATCGTGATCCACGTACGGCCCGAGGGAATCAAGGTCGTCGAGGTCGATTGCGACGAGGCCGTTTTCGAGTACTTCAAACACCTCCGCGAGGTGTTCAAGTGGGTCGACGGCAAGGAGCGCGAGGTGATCGCGCCCGTGCCCGCCTATGAGCTCGAATACGACACCCTCGCGGCCTCCAAGAAGCCCGCGCCCCGCCGAGGACGGCGCGTCTCCGCCTAGCCACGCCCAACGTTGAGCGCGAGTTTCCCCCCGCTCGACACGTATCCGTTGCGCCGCTGAGCCCCGGTAGGGCCGCGCGGGTTAGCCGGCTGGGCTCGGCTCGACAGCACGCCCGAACGGCCCGCCTGGTCTCCAGCTAGGCGGGCCGTTTCCCCCCGCTCGACACGTATTCAGCGCACCTGACACAGACCGAAGGGAATCAGCATGTTCAAGCCTCTTGCCTCCGCCTCCAAGGCGTTCGAGGCCGCCCGCTCCGCCTACATCGTCGCCGTCCAGGCCGGCGACGCCGACGCCGCCCACGAGGCCCTTGCCGAGGCCGTGTCCGCCGCTGACGCCGTCCTCGTGTTCCTCGGCTACGTCGAGCCCTACGCGTGCGGCGAGTGCGACGCGTGCAAGGCCAACGCCGCCGACGACGAGGAGGAGCGCATTTTCCGCACGCTCCTCGCGTCCCTCGACTTCGCCGGCGACGACGAGGTGGGCAAGTGAGCACGAACGGCATCGAACCTCGCCTCGACGACGAACGAGACGTCGTGTGGCTCGCCGGCCTCTTGGAGGGCGAAGGTACGTTCGACATGCACCGGGGCAAGTACCCACGGGTGCGCGTCGGAATGACCGACCGCGACGTGGTGGGCCGCGCTGCGACCCTCATGGGTTCCCGCGTGACGCTCCGCCTCCACGAGGCGCCCGCGCAAGCCACGTGGCACTCCGAGGTGTCCGGCGCCAAGGCCGTCGTCGTCATGCAAGCCGTGTTGCCTCAGATGGGCTCGCGCCGGTCCGGCGCCATCGCCACCATCCTCGGCCAGACCGGCAACACCAAGGGCAAGCCAAAGCCCGAGCGTCCGCCCGGTCTGCCCCTCGCGGACTAGCCAGCCACGCCCAACGTTGGGCGTTTCCCCCCTCAAGACACGTAATCAGTGCAAGCCCGCAGGACTCATATCCAGAAAGGCATTTAGACCCTTGGCTCTGAACATCTTCCGCTCTGCCGAGGAGCAGAACGCCCAGCCCAAGAATCAGTACGCGGACGTGGTCGGCTCGTTCCGGGCCGGCTACTCCGAGGACGGACAGCCCAAGTCCCTCGACGAGTGGCGCGTGACCACCGGTGATCCGGTCGTCGCCGACGCCATTCACGCGCTCCTCGGCGGAGAGAAGCCCGCCGAGTGGGAGACCAAGGGCGAAGAATGCTTCGAGGTCTACACCGAGGCCAAGTCCGTCACGATCGTTCTCGAAGGCCCCCGCGCGATCCGTCAGCGGTTCGTCCAGCGCAACCGGAACAACGAGATCGTGTACACGAGCGACGGCGCGATGAAGGACGACGGCGAGCGCGATCCGCACGCCTCGCTTCCCCTCGACGAACGGCTCAAGCTCGCCTCGGACGGCCTCGGCCCCGCCCTCGAAACGACCATCTGGTTCCGCCTCGACGACTCGCTCGGCGAGGTCGACATCGCTGGCGAGCCTGCCCGCGCCGGCGACCTCGGCAAGTTCCGTTACTCCTCGACCGGCAAGAGCATCGGCAAGCAGGTCGACCGCGACCGGATCGAGCAGGAGCTCGAAGACTACGCCGAGGACAACGACGGTCCGGTTCCGGTGCGCGCAAAGCTCACGATCGAGCACGTCTCGTTCGTGGCCAAGTCCGGCCCCCGCGCCGGCAAGACGGTCGAGTACAACACCGCCGCGATCAAGCTCCTCGGTCCGGCCAAGTGAGCGCCAAGCGTGCGGTAGAGACCGCGCCCGAGGCCGTCGCCAAGATCCTCGCGTTCGGCGTCATCGCTGCTGCGTTCGCGTTCCTCGGCCTAATCGGTTGGGCCCTCGTGCGCGTCGTCAGCTTCTACACCACCGCTCGCTAGGACAGCCGGCGGGCCCGAGGCAACCGGGCGACAAGTACTGACCGGACCCGACCCGCCACACACTCGCCCCGCCCCTGCTGCGCCCGCCGCGTAGGGGCGGGGCGTTTCTAGTTCCCGAGGAGACACCCCGCATGACCGAGCACGTATACGGAATCTGCGACCGCTGTACCAACTGGTTTCGCCAACTGGTCGTGGTCCGTTGCTGGTACGGGTGCACGCACGACCAGTGCCCCGAGTGCGCCGACCAGACGCGACGGGAGGCCGCCGAGCGTGCCTGAGCCCGTGTGTATCCAGACTTGGGCCGGAGTGGTGCCGTGCCGCACCTCGGCCTACTGCCGTTGCCGCGCTGACGTCGCCGACGCCCGCGAGGCCGAGACCGACCGCGTGATTCGCGCTGTGGAGCGTGCCCTCACGTGACCAGTCCGCAGAAACGCAAAGGGCTCATTTGGGAGCGCGCCGTCCGGCTCTACCTGCGCGCGCGAGGCCTCGACGCCTTCAAGCCGTACGAAGAGGGGTTCGAGGACGCCGGCGATATCCACGGCGTCGACCCGTTCATCCTCCAAGCCAAGAACTACGCGTCGTGGGAGACCGCCATCCGGGAAGGGCTCGACGGCGCCGAGCGGCAAAAGGTCGTCGCCGGTCGACCGTTCGGCGCGGCCGTGGTCAAGCGCGCCCGCCGGCCGGTCGAGTCCGCATACGTCGTGATGACCCTCGACACCTTCGCCTCGGTCGTGCGCGCCCTGCGTGGCCTTCCCCCCGAGTAACACGTATCGGGCGCCCCCGGCCGGACACACCGGCTCGGACCGAATCAGACGAAAGGCGACACGCCCCGTGGCTATCTCTGCCGCTGACGTCGTGGCCGAGGCGCACCGCCTGTTCACGTTCGTACGAACACCAGCCGGCGAGCCCTACGCCATTCCCAAGACAGACGGCGCCCTGCGCATCGCGCTCACCCTCGACCAGGCCGCCACCGACCTCGCCGCCGCATTCCTCGCCACCGGCGACATCCCCGGCCCGCAGACGATGACGAGCGCGCTTACCGTCCTGTCCGCCATCACCCGTAACGCCGAGGTCCGCGAGGTGTACCTACGCCTCGCCCGCCTCGGCGAGGAGACATACCTCGACCTCGGCACCCGCTCGGGCGCCTACGTCGAGATCACAGCCGCCGGCTGGGCCGTGCGCGACCCTCGCCACGGCTACGCCTGTCCGGCCCTGTTCGCCCGCTCGGCCACGACCAACGCTCTCCCCTTCCCCGAGCGCGGCGGAGAGCGCGGCGAGCTCGCGCAGCTCCTCGCGCTCACGCTCGACGACGACCGGTTCCGCATCGCGTGGGCGTGGTTGGTCGCCCAGGTGTTTCCGGACACCGCGCGTCCGATGATCTACTTCCTCGGCTCGCAGGGCTCGGGCAAGACGACGCGCGGGCTCATGCTCGCCAACGTCCTTGAGCCACAGTCCGAAATGGGCGCCGTGCTCAAGAAATCCGAGCGAGAGAACAACGTGGTCGCCAAGTCCACGTACCTCTTGACGGCCGACAACATGACCAAGATGTCAGAGGACGTATCCAACTGGTTGTGCTCGCTCGTCACTGGCCACCGCGTGGTCGAGCGGATGCTCTACACCAACGCCGACACGTTCGCCTACTCGCTCAAGCGCACGGGCATCTTCACCGGCAAGATCAAGCCCTCGGGCATGGAGTCGGACGCCGAAGAGCGCATGATCTTCCTTGAGTTCGAGCGCATGACCGTCGCCCGCATCCGTGCGGACGACGACCTCATGGCCGACCTCCGCGAGGCTCATCCGCGCATCCTCGGCGCCGTCCTCGACGACATGGCGGCCGTGCTCGCCACGGTGGCCGACATCACGACCGCCGACACCGGCGGTTACCGGTTCGTCAATTTCGCCAAGGTCTATGCCGCGATGGACCGCGTAGACGCCCCCGGCTACATCGACGCTCTCAACCGCGAGGCCACCGAGGCGCTTACCGAGCGCGTGTTCGATGAGCCTGTCCTCATCGCGCTCTTGCGCGCGGTGGCGACCGAGGGCGGCGAGTGGTCCGGCCGCGCCGCCGACCTCTTGGACGCGATGGGCCGGTTCGCCCCCGAGGACGCCGGCCGGTCCGGGCGCGCGTGGTGGCCCGCCTCGCCCAAGGCGCTCGGTACGCACCTGCGCAACCAACAGCACGCGCTCAACCTCGCCGGTATCTCGATCGAGTTCCGCAAGTCCAACGGCTCACGGCTCATCTACGCGTCTATGGGCGCCGAGGCGCGCGAGCGCTGGGCCGCTCCTCAGTCCATCGCAGACATCGCCGACACCTTGGGAGGTGCCAAGTGACGACCACCCACGCCGAGGCGACCGTACGCAGGATGGCCGAGGCCGGCTATCTCCCCTCCGAGGCCGTGCTACGCGGCCTCGGGGTGCGCGACCGAGAGTTCGTTGCCGTGTGGAACGAGGTCCACGCGGACCACCGGCCCGAGCGCGAGATCGTGACCGAGGAATTGCTCGGCCTCGCCACCGAGGTCAGCGGCGAGGAGCAACGCCGCGCCTCGTCGGCCCTGTTCGTCCTCACACAAGCCGTGTTCGACCGAGGCGACGTCGCCCTACCCGACCACTACGTGGTGCGCACTCACGCCGTGCTCTCCGACGTCGCGCGCCTACGGCTCACCGAGGACAGCAAGGCCGAGGGCGTGTTGGCCGCCGCCATCCGCCGGCTCGACTTCCGGCTACTCGCGCGCGAGCTCGGGGTTTCCCCCCGCTAGGCACGTATCCCACGACCGCACGGCCCGCCCTCACTACTCCGGGGGCGGGCCGCTTTGTCGTATCCAGAAAGGCCCCCGCGCGATGCGTAAGTTCCGCTACACCCTCGACGGCCGCGAGACCGTCACCTACTTCCCCGAGTCCGCCGACGACCTCGGCGGATTCTGGAATTTCATGGGTCGGGCCGGCCGGCGACGGATCGGTTTCGACACCGAGACCACCGGCCTCGACATCTACTCGCCCGGCCACCGGCTCAGAACCGCTCAGTTCGGCTCGCTCGCCCTCGGCGAGGCGTGGGTGTTGCCCGTCGAGCGAGGTCCGCTCTATGCGGACGCTGCCCGCCGCGTGCTCTTCAAGCACCGCGCGTTCAGCGCGCACAACAGCCCCTATGACGGCCAGGTCGTCGACCGGCACCTAGGCGTGCCCCTCGAAGTGCTCATGCCCAAGGTGCGCGACCCTCGGATTCACGCGCATCTCCTCGACCCTCGGGCCAAGTCCGAGGGCGGGCTCGGTCTGCGTCTCAAGGACTTGGCCGCCGTCTACGTCGACTCGACCGCGCCCGACACCGAGGACGGCCTCGTTGCCGTGTTCCGCTCGCTCGGTCTGACCAAAGACGTCGGTTTCGCCCGCGTGCCCATGGATAACGAGGTTTACCTCGGTTACGCCGGCCTCGACACGCTCTTGGTCGACGGCCTCGACGAGCGTCTGTGGGAGGCCATCGCCGGCATCCCCGGCCAGACCGGTCTATCGGAGTTTGAGCACGCCATCGCGCTCATCCTCGCCGTGATGCAACGGCGCGGGATGCTCCTCGACGTCGACTACACAACAGGTCTGGTCGACGGCCTACGGCGCGACGGCGACCAGTGGCGCGAGATCGCGCGCGGCCTCGGCCTCGACATGGTGGGCTCGCCCGCCAAGGTGGCCGCCAAGTTGCTCGGCATGGGCGAGCGCTTGACCGAGCGGACCGACTCGGGCGCCTACAAGGTCGACCGGGCCGTCTTGCTCAGCCTCGCCGACCTCGACATGCGTTGGAAGCGCATCGGTGCCCGCGAGCCCAATCCGGTCGCCGAGGCCGTGCTCCGGGCCAAGCGCGCCGACAAGTGGCGCGTGACCTACGCCGAGGCGATGCTCACGGCCCGCGACGCCAACGACCGTATCCATCCCTCGCTCGGCGGGCTCATGGCGCGCACGGCCCGTATGTCGGTCTCCAATCCGCCCCTACAGCAACTCCCCTCGGGCGACTGGACGATTCGGCGCGCGTTCATCGCCGACCCCGGCCAGCTCATGGGCGGTATCGACTTTCAGGCCGTTGAGATGCGCGTCCTCGCCGCGCTCGCCAACGTCAAGGCGATGAAACAGGCCATCGCCGAGGGCCGAGACCTCCACTCGTTCACCGTGGCCATGATCCGAGGGATGGACCCCGCCGAGGTTGAGCGGCTTGTGGCCGCCGGCGACCCCGCGCTCACCAAGGACCGGAAGATGTTCAAGGGGGTTGGCTTCGGCAAGGTCTACGGCGGCGGCGCCAAGACGCTCGCCCGCCAGACCGGCGCGCCCCTCGACGCGGTCCAGTTGGCCACGGCCGCGTATGACTCGGTCTACCCCGAGATCCGCCGGTACAGCAAAGCGATTCAGCGCGAGGCGCAGTTCGGCAAGCGCGAGGTGATCACGCCCACCGGCCGGCACCTTCCGATGGACCGTGACCGCTCTTACGCCGGTCTCAACTACATGATTCAGTCGACGGCACGCGACTTGCTCGCGCAAGCCCTCGTCAACGTCTGGGAGGCCGGTCTCCTCGACCACGTCCTACTCCCCATTCACGACGAGTTGATCGTGCAGGCGCCCGCCGCCGACATGCCCGAGCTCATGCGCGCCGTGTCCGCGTGTATGGAAACCACTTTCAACGGCGTGCCCATCGCCAGCGACGGCGAGGTGTTCGGCCGCACGTGGGCCGGCGGTTACAAGTGTCCGCCCGAGCTCTTGCCCGCGTGACGCAATACGGCGCCATGACGCAATCACCGCGTCATGGCGCCGTTGGCGTTTCCCCCCACCAGACACGTATACCGCGTCACCCCAACGAGAGGACGCCCGAATGTCCTGGCGAATCACCGTCACGTCCGAGAGCCACGACCCACGTACGAACACGTGGCGCAAGCACACGACCAAGTACGGCCCCTATCTGACGCAGGACGGCGCGGTGGCCGAGGTGCGCGCCGCCGTCGAGCACCACCGCGAGGCCGCGCCCGGCGCTGCCCCTGCGCGCGTCGTGGCCGTCGTCGAGGAGCCCACCGCCGCGCACGTGGCCGAGGTCACAACGTTCCGGTTCTACGAGATCGCCTGAAAGGCACGCAAACCCATGGAGACACTTACCGCACTCGTGCATCTCCTCGACGCGACCGCCGAGGACCGTTGGCGCGCCGGCCACCCCTCGACGCGTCCGCTCGCCTCGGCGGCCGACCGCGCACACGACTCGACGCGTCCGCCCGACCCCACGGCCGACGCCGTCACGGACCCCGCCCGGCTCCGCCTCGCCGAGGCGTGGCGCGCGGCCCTACGGCACGTGCAGTGGCTCGCCGGCCTCCACCCCGACGTGCGGCCCGGCATGATCCGGCTCTGCGAGGGCGGCGAGACCTCGCGCCGGCTCGCCGCGCTCTCCGGTGCCTACTCCTGGTGGCTCGGCCCCGAGGGCTCCTGACCCGACAGTCAGTAGCCACGCCCAACGGCGCGCGCAAAACCGGAACTGCGTTCACCTTACTTGACCTCAGAAAAAAGATCGGCCCCGGCGCTTGACCCGCCCATTACTCACGCCTAACGTTGGTCGTGCGCCGGGGTCCTGGTCGCAACCTCTTGCTTATCTCTCCCGCAGCTCGCGGGCTACTCAGCGTCCCCAAAATCAGTAAAGGAACCGACTTTATGTCTACGCTCGTCACGCCCAACGTTGCACCCGACCTCATCGAAGACGAATTCGACATCTGGGCCGAGGCCGCCAAGGACGCTGAGAAGGTCATCGGCATCACGGCCGCCGCCATCCGCGACCTCTGGGGCGCCGAACACCCCGCCGTCGCCGGCGATGAGGCCGCCCTCGTCGAGCTCGCGCTCACCGGCGAGGACACGACGGCCCGCGAGGTGGCCCGCGAGACCTTGACGGCCGCGTACGTGGGCGGTCCGGTTAAGCGCATCATCGCTCTGCACACGCGCCGCGAGGACGCCGAGGACATCCGCCAGTCGGCGGCCGAGGGCATTTGGCGCGGGCTCAACGCGTTCAACCCCGCCAAGCACCGCCGGCCCGTGGCCACGATTCAGCGCGAGGTGTTGGCCGCCCTCGACGAGGTCCACGCGGCCCGGTTCGGCCTCAAGGTGCCCGAGGTTGACCGCCTCAAGTACGCCAAGGCGCGCGCCGAGGCCGCCAAGCGCATCGTGGCCGAGAACGGCGACGGTCGGGGCATCGAAGACCTCGCCGCCGAGATCGCCCCCGAGTTCGGTCTCTCGACGTCCGACTACTGGCACGTGGACCGCGTCGTTCACCTCGGCGAGGTTCAGGCCAACGGCGAGGCGCAAGAGGCCACGGCCCGCCGCGCGGCCGGCGAGGGCGGCGAGCCCTTCGACGCTATTTGGTCGGAAGCCACGCCCAACGTTGGGCACGATACGCTCGTCGAGGCGTTCCTCGGCTACCTCGACGACCGCGAGCGCGAGGTGATCGCCCGCCGGTTTGGCCTCGACGGATTCCCCGCGCACACCGAGGACGAGGCCGCCGCCGCGCTCAATCTGTCGGACCGTCGCATCCGCCAGATTCAGGCCGCCGCGCTCTCCAAGTTGCGCTCGACGGTGGGCGTGGCCGACGTCGAGGCGTAATGCCCACGCGGCACACCCCGACCCCCTTACCGAATCAGAAAGGCTCGACCATGTCCGACGCACCCCGATTCACCCTCGCCGACCTCGACCAGCGTTGCGAGTTCTCCGACCTCCCCTGTCCGTCCTGTCTGCACTGCCGCGAGGACGTCCAAGCCCGTCTCGCCGCTGACCCTGTGTTCGCCGCGTGGCTCGACGGCGCGGCCGACGAGACATAGGCGCTTCAAATTGTCAGCGGGTCCCGATACGGTGACCTCGTCTTTGCATCTCATGGAGGGGGATATCAGTGAGCTACCAACCGCAGGCCCAGGCACCCGCGCAGGCATACGCGCAGCAGCCGCCCGCCTACGGCTACGCCCAGCAACCGGCGCCCGTCATCGTCAACGTGACGCAGAACGCCGGCGCGTTCGTGGGTCGTAAGCGTGTTAACCACCTGCTCCACTTCGCCATCACGATTCTGACCGGCGGACTGTGGTTGGTCGTGTGGATTCCGCTCGCGCTCAAGCGCAAGCGGGTCGTGGTCTACCGGTAGGGCGTGCGGCCGTCCGGTGCGTATGCTCAGTGCTATGACGCAGCACTACCGGACGGCAAGCCTTGAGACCGTCGCTGACGACCTCGGCGCGTTCGCCGCAGACCGAGACAGCCACGGTAAGCACGAGCGCGCCGCAGGGGCGCGTGAGGCCGTGCGCGTCCTCGTCGAGGACGCCGCCTCGGTCACGTTCGAGCGTGTGACCTACAGCATCGGCGAGCCCGAGCGCTGGTCGGAATTCGAGGGCACGCAAGCCGAAGTGCTCGCCGAGCTCGACCGGCTCGGCCCCGGGTGGCTTCACCAAGACCGGCGAGATCTCGCCGTCGAGTGTGCGCGGGCGTATGGCGAGATCGAGCGTGGCGCCGAGGTGGCGCACGTCGGACACCTGCGCCTAAGGGTCGTTTGCAACGTTGCGTAACAGGGGTATGCTGCCGTTGTAGCTCAGATCACTGAGCTGCTACCGGCGCGGACTGTCCCCCCAGGACAGCGAAAGTCGCGCGATCTCCGCTCGTCGAGGTCGCGCGCTTCGCGTTTCCGGCGGGCGGTTCGCCGTTCCTGGAGAACTCCATATGATGACCCAAGCGGACACGGCCTCGGCCGTGGGAACGCCGCCGGACCGGGTGGAAACCCCGGCGACCGGCGGTCTCGGGCATGGCGACACCGACACACACCGACAGGTGGACACGCCGCCGGGCAAGATCCAAGAGAACGACATCTACCAGGCCGGACGCGAGTTCCGGACGGTCTCGCAAATCCTTCACTACCGCACGGGCGAGGTTGTGCTCTACTTCCGCGCTCCGTACACCGGTCGCGCCTTCCGCGTCCACTTCCCCGCCGGCGCCCCGGACGCCACGGTCTACCGGCCGCGCGGGGTGCCTCGTGAAGCCTGAGCAGAGGGAATACCCGGAAATCAGGACCGGCGTCTCTCACGAGGAGGCGGGCGTTTTGCAGGGTTACGAGGTGCGCGCCTACTGGTCGACCGACGAGGGCGTGATCTGCCCTCGGTCCAAGACGTGGACGGTCGAGAGCGAGAGCGCGGCCGTCGATTCGGCTGTCTCAGTGCTCGACGGCTGTAGGCACCCGCTCGCGCCGGTCCGCGTGGCGGGCGTCAAGGTCAGGCCGGCTCGCGGTGGCGAGTGGCGTTGGGTGAGCAACGACCGCACTACCGTGCGCGCCGCGCCGAGCGCAACGAGGCCCGAACCCGGCGAGGCGTACATCTAGCCCGGCTCGGCCAGCGCAACCCCCCGCCTCGATCGGGGCGGGGGGTTTGCCGCTTGTCGACTTGCGCCCAACGTTGGGCGTGGTCTAGAGTCTGGGCCACAAGCTCAACCGACCAAGGAGCGCACAACATGACCGGCAACCTCATCTCGAACCTCCGTATCGCCGGCTCGGCGGCCGTCACGCCCGAGGTGGGCATGGGCGCAACCGTCTGCCACTGGAAGGACCGCAACGCGGCCACCGTCGTCGCCGTCCGCTTCAAGCGCGATGGCTCGGTCAAGGAGGTCGACATCCGTGGCGACAAGGTCACCCGGACCGACTCGAACGGCATGAGCGACGCCCAGAGCTACGACTACGCGCCCGGCGACGAGGGCTCGCCCGTGGGCACGTGGCGCCTCGACGGCAAGGGCCAGTGGCGCGCCGTGCACCTCGACAGTGCGACCGGCCGGTACCGCATGGAGCACGCCCGCTACGGCGCCAAGCTCGCCCTTGGCGTCCGCGAAGAGTTCTACGACTACTCGTTCTGAGCCCGCCACGGGGCCGGCTAGACCGGTCGGCCCCGCCGCCTACCCACGCCCGCTAGGCTTCCCATATGCGCCCTATCACCGTCCTGCACATACCAGCGGCGGCCGTCACGCTCGACGAGTGCGAGCGGCACACCGTGGCCGCCATCACGGACGTACAGCGCCTCGTCGGCGGGTACGTCGAGGAGTTCCGAGTTCCGGCGTCGGGCGGCGTCGTGATGTTCGGCGACGAGCGCGCCCGCGAGACCGGCCGAGAAACGAACATGCTCGCCACGCTCATCGTCGAGCACTACGGCGAGCGGGCCGGCGACCAGACGCTACGCCACGTCGTCGGC